TATTGAATACGAATACTACGATCCAGATACAGGAGATCCCATAAATCAGGAAAATCAAGCTATAATTTACTATGACTTTACCGGATTGCAATAATAAATAATATAACACACCATGAAAGATATGAATATTGAATATAGAATAACTTCTACTCCCATAATGAGAGAAAACGATTCAAGACAAATTTCAGGAACTGCAGTTGTCTTTGATTCTCCTTCTCGTGATTTGGGATTTACGGAGTACATACACAGGAATGCTATAACAGAAGATGTCTTGAATAATTCGGATATATTCTGTTTATTGAACCACGAACCTGACAAAAAACTTGCACGATGGAATAAAGGGAAAGGATCTCTAAAATTAGATTTACGAGATGACGGACTTCATTATTCTTTCAAAGCGAAGAATAACGATTTAGGAAACACTGTTCTAGAATTTGTCCAAGATGGAGAATTATATGAAAGTTCTTTTGCTTTTACTATTTCAGATGAACCTGGTTCTGACGTATGGACAAGAAACGCAGATGGATCTTACAGAAGGGACATTTACAAGATAGATAGACTTTATGATGTCTCACCATGCTGGGAAGCTGCATACGCAGAAACTTCTGTATCCACAAGATCAAAGACATTCCAGGACATTCAGGAAAGAGCTATGAAGATAGATTCCGAACTTGACTCAAAATTAAAAGAAATAGAAGATTTATAATATGGGACTTTTAGTTGTAAACAGCGATTATGAAAGACTGTACGGTGTTCCGGAAACGCCTGATCCTTCAGTTACACCAGATCCAGGGCCAGTAGATCCTTCAAGCGGCGGAAAAAAATCTTTTGCCATTTATCCTTATTTGTATCACGGCCAAACAGGAATAGAATATGAGGACTGTTCTAATGAACAAGATCCTATAACAAGTATACCAAATGAACACGGCATTTATTTACTGAAGCTTAAGGACAATTCAAATAATTATGTGACAGATGACAACTGTACTGTCGGTGATATGACGGGATATGTATCTGTACAATACGATTCAGAAGAACATGGCTGGGTTCTTTGGCCTTTCTCTGGATGGACTGCAGAATCTTATCAGGAATCAGGGCTGGGATCAGAAGGCTCTTTATATATCGATATAGAGTATCATGATCCGGAAACAGGTGAACAAATTATTCCGCAGACTGTTCCTACCATTTACTGGAATATCCAGAACTTGACTCAAAATTAAAAGAAATAGAAGATTTATAATATGGGACTTTTAGTTGTAAATTCAGACCCCGAAAGATTATGGGGAAAACCTTTAGAACCAACCAGAGAAGAACTGACACAGATGTATCTTACATTTGAAGCTTTGGAAGATGGTTCTATCGGTGTTAATATACCTTCAGATGTTGGCACATCTCTTGTTACAAGCGTTTCATATAGTATCGATGAAGGGGAAACTTGGACAACTACTAATAATGTCAACTCAACGGAAATTAATATAGTTGTGGATAATGTAAAGAAAGGAGATAAGATTCTTTGGAAAGGTTCTGCAACAAGGTACTCCACTCCAAGTTCTTCCTCCCAGTTTATGTCTTCTGAACATGTAAATATTTATGGCAATATAATGTCATTATTATATGGAGATGATTTTATTGATTATGATGAACTATCAAGTACATATACTTTCATGAACCTTTTTAAAGAACTAAATGTTGTTAATGCGAAAGGGCTAATTTTATCTGCAACTACATTATCACAAAAATGTTACGACAATATGTTCAGTGATTGCACATCTTTGACTACAGCACCTGAATTACCTGCAACAACATTAGCAGATTATTGTTACGGAGGAATGTTCAGTGATTGCCCATCTTTGACTACAGCACCTGAATTACCTGCAACAACATTAGCACCTTGGTGTTATCAATATATGTTCTTAAATTGCACATCTTTGACTACAGCACCTGAATTACCTGCAACAACATTAACAAATTGGTGTTACTTCTATATGTTCAACGGGTGTAGCAAACTTAATAATGTAACCATGTTAGCTATATCTATTACAGGTAACAATCCTTTAGGTAACTGGACCAAAAATGTTTCGCCAACAGGAACATTTGTAAAAGCAGCAGGTGTCGAAATTCCGTCTGGAACATCAGGTATTCCATCAGGCTGGACAGTAGAGGAAGTGTAATAAATAAGAAAATTCAAGAGATAAATAATATAATGAACTCAGTAGAAATTTTAGACAAGAAATCTCAGCTTAAAGAAAGATGCAAGGAGATCATCAATCTCTGCAAGACTGAGATCCGCGAAATGACTAAAGAGGAACAAGACGAATTCGACAAGAATAAAGAGGAAATCAAAGAGCTTAACCAAGAGCTTGAAGAACTCAAAAAACGCCTTGCCTCTTATGATGAAGAATTGGAAGATGAAGAGGAAAAACCTAAATCTTCTGATGATGAAAAAGAAGATGAAGAGAAAGAAGAAAATAAAAGAAATTTACATAGTACTATGAAAAAACAGTTTAGTTTACTCAAAGCTATCAATGACATAGCTAACAACAGATCACTTGACGCTGTTTCACAGGCAGTCGTTAAAGCAGGTGCTGAGGAAATGAGAAAAGCTGGTCAATCGTTCAGCGGCCAGATTCAGCTTCCTGTAGAGGAAAGAAACACAGTCACTGTTACTTCTGAACATGATGACGTTATCGAGACCGAATTCCTCGATTTAATGGGTCCTCTCCGTGCAAAGAATGTTCTTGTACAGGCAGGCGCTAAATATCTGACCGGTCTTGTAGGTGATGTTCAGATTCCTATCATGGGAGCAGGACAGGTTACATGGGAAGGCGAGATAGCTGAGGCAAAAGACGCTTCTTATGGTTTCACTTCAGTTAAGTTACAACCTAACCGCCTCACCGCTTATGTAGACATCTCTAAACAATTCCTTGTTCAGGATTCTATCGGTGCTGAAAATATGATTAAATCAGACATTATCGCAGCTATTAACGCCAAGTTAGAAGAGACTATCTTAGGCAGTGCAGCAGGAACAACCACACAGCCAGCAGGTATGTTCTACGACGTTACTATCACAGACGTAAGCAATTACCGCGGTCTCTGCAACAAAGAAGCAGACGTAGAAGACGCTAATGTATTCGGTCCTTGCGTTTACGTGATGTCTAACAAGGCTAAAGCTATTGTTCGTTCAATGGACAAGGGCGGCAAGCATACTGAGCTTGTTTATGAAGGCGGTGAAGTAGACGGAACTCCTGTTTACAATACCAGCAATGTAGCAAGCACCAATGCGATTTACGGTGACTTCTCTAACTTGGTTATCGGCCAATGGGGAGCAATCGATCTCACTGTAGATCCTTATACGAAAGCCGCCTCAGGTCAAGTCAGATTGGTTATCAATGCCTTCTTTGACGCAAAAGTTGTTAGACCTGAAGCTTTCACCTATATGTCATTGCAATAATACCTGAATAACACCGAATATCTAAGAGGCCTAAAAACCTCTTAGATATTTTCCAAAAACAGATTTATTTCCTACAAATAATGAATTACTTAACTTTACATGACATAAAACAGCATCTCCGCTTGGACGATACCTGGCATGATGAAGATGAAACTCTTGTTTCTATAGGGGAAGCAGCAGAGGCGGCAGTCATCAAACACATTGATTCTCCGTTGGATTCTCTTCTTGAAAAAGGAGAGCTTCCGGCACCGCTTAAGCAGGCAATGCTCCTCCTTGTAGGAAATTTCTACGACAACAGAAATTCTGTCTCGTACACCTCTGTAACGGAACTTCCTTTGGCTTATAATTACCTTCTGGCATTGTACCAGAACTATGATCCTATCTCAAAATTTAACTGATTCTCACCATGCAGGCAGGAATGTATAAAGAAAAAGTAGCGGTTTTTGTGCCACAGCTTTCACGGAATGAATTCGGTGAAAAGGTGCAGACTTACGAATTCCTCTTCATGATGTGGGTTAACGTGGAATACAGGTCAGGTGCCAGGGTTGTGTTAAACGACGAAGTTATAAACGACTATTCTAAGACTTTCACAGCCAGACCTTATTATACGTTAAACGAGAAAATGCTCATAGAATATGACAATAAAAGATGGATTATAACCTCCATAGAGAAGTCCAAAGAGAGAAACGAAATGGTTATCCAGACTACATTGTACAATGACTAATTTTGAACTAGACATAAGGCCTTTAATGAAAAAGTTCAAGGAACTTTCAGGAGATGAGACGATCAAGGCCCAGAGAGCGGCTTCCGGAAAAGCGCTTCAGCTGGTGAAAGAAGCCACCTTGAAACAGATGGCAGCAGAAGGAATTCCGCTTGACCAAAGAAACAGGAGATATCCTGACCTTACACCACGAAACGGAGTGCGTGAAATAGTCTACAAGGACGGTTCAGGTGGTTCTGTCAATATAATGAGCAATTATGTCCTCAGATTCCTTGAAAACGGAACGGAAGACAGATCGTACAAGTCAAAAAACGGAAAAGACCATTTCACGGGCAGAATTGAAGGGAAATATTTTTTCAGAAACGCCAGGAATTCAACAGAATCCAAAGCGATAAATATATTAAACGAAGAATTGGGAAAAGCAATTCAGAATATCTGGAACAAGAAATGACGGGAATATCAGTAATATCATATCTGTATGACAAATTGAAGAACAATTCTGATCTGACAAACATAGTCGGAGACAGGATTTTTCCGATAGTGGCCGAAGAAAACACTCTTTATCCATACCTTATAATGAAGATAGAGAGCATTCTTCCTGCTTATACGAAAGACGGAAGGATTTACGACGCCATAACTGTTTCATTGACCGCATACGCGAAAGACTACATAAAAGTCACACAGATTCAGGAAATCTGCCGTGATATTCTGGAATCCAGTTCTTTCAGACTTGACTCGATGAACGAAGATTTCAACAATGACGCGTACAGACAGCAAGTCAACTATCTTACAAACTATAAAATTAATTAATTTAATATACTATGCCAACAACACAAGCTGATCAGACTAAAATCATAGAAGGCGGTAAACTTATGGTTTGGGCGGGTGCTCATTCTATAGCAATGGCTACTAACCATACTTTGACTATAAACACCGAAACTTCAGAAATTTCAAACAAAGACATCGCTTCAGGAGACTGGGCTGCTTCTAAAATCAAGAAGTTCAGCTGGGAAGTTTCTTCTGACAACATGTACACAAAATCTGCTTATTTGAAACTTTATCAGCAGATGATTTCGAAGACTCCTGTTCTCCTTACATTCGGAACATCGCCTCAAACTACCCTCCAAGATGAAACCGGAGGTTATGCCGACTGGGGATGGCTCGCTCCTCAAAGCGGCACAATGGCTGACGGAGATTTCTACATGCAGGGTAACGCCCTAATCACCTCACTTGACGTACAAGCTCCAAACGATGATAACGCCACATTCTCTGTTACTTTCACAGGAACAGGTGAACTCACAGCTATCATCAGTAATAACTGACTGGAGGGCGAGGGCGGCAACACTGGTCCAACCATGGTCTGGCCTTGGAGGCCGAACCACTTTAACGTAGACCCTAGTACGGGTGATTTCAGCGTGAAAGAGGAATACGCGGAACTGTATACAGAAACAGCAGGCAAATATGTCCCTGTTAATCCATTGGATTCAAGTATCGGAGGATATACTCATACTGTACTCCCTATTGATCCCTCCACAGGCAATCAGGAACACAAAGAACTTGATCCTTCAACAGGAGAAATTAATCCCTAAGAAATCACTTTACTCT